CAACTGGTTTTGTTGCAGGATCAGCAGGAGCGAGTGCTTTAACTGTTGCATTAGGAAATTTGGGTTTATATTTTGCATTATCAGGAGCAGCACAAATGTTAACTCCTACACCAAGCAACGACAGTTTTGACGATCCAAATAGTTTTACCTTTAATGGAATTTTAAATACTATAAATGCTGGTGTTTCAATTCCAGTTGTATATGGAGAAGTGTTTACTGGATCTATAATAGTATCAGCAGGACTTGATACAGAGGACTTTTCGGGAGATACCTAATGTTTAAAGTACCTGGAATTGACATAGGGGCAGGAAAAAAGGAAATTCAACTAAACCCTTTCAAATGGTTTGGTGGTGGTGGTGGTACAGCATTTGTAATTCCACCAGCAGTTCAAAGCAGACAGGCTTTAAATTTAGTTGAGGTGCTTTCTGAAGGAGAGATTGAAGGTTTTCCTTCCGCAGCAGGACTTACAAAAGGTACTGAGGCTTATAATAATGCAGCACTAAAAGATATATTTCTTGATAAAACATCAGTTGTAAAATCTATTGCAAATAATAATAATATTCTTGATTCAGATTTTAATTTTCAAAATATTACTTTTAAACCACGTTTTGGTACAACAAATCAAACTTTCATACCAGCTATTAGTGACATAGAAACAGAAGTGGCTGTAAATGCCCCAGTGACTAACTCAGCATCAGTTACAAGAACAATAACTGATTCTAATATTGATGCTGTTAGAGTTACAGTACGTTTCGATGCTTTAGTAGATATTAATGATGAAGGTAAAAACGTAGGAGCAACAGTTGATATATTTATATTAATTACTGAAAATGATGGCACTGTTACACGTTTTGATAAAAGTCAAATTACAGGAACAACTTCATTAGGTGGTATTTTTAGACAAATTCAAATTCCTAATTCTCCTTATAGAGTTAGTGGTCGGTCAAAAAGTGCTTATAGTAGAGATTACAAAATTACTTTAAGAGAAAATACACAATTTCCAATACAAATAACAGTTGGTAGAGAATCAGGTGATAGTTCAAGCGAAAGAAGAACTGATTCATTTAGATGGGCTTCTTTTACAAAAATAATAGATGAACAAAGAGCTTATCCAGACATAGCTCATGTATATTTTCGTTTTGATTCTGAACAATTTCCAAGTATTCCAAGACGTTTATATAGAATTCGTGGAATAAAAGTTAAAATTCCACATAATGCAACTGTAGACCAAACAAATGGAAGATTAATCTATGCAGGTACTTTTAATGGAACGCTTACTACAACTACACATTATACAAGTGACCCTGCGTGGATCTTATTCGACCTTATAACAAACACAAGGTACGGGCTAGGGGAGCATATTACTGAGGCTCAACTAGATAAGTATTCTTTTTATAGTGCTTCTGTCTATGCTTCTGCATTAGTTGATGATGGTCAAGGAGGTCAAGAACCTAGATTTAGCTGTAATATTGTTCTTAATAAAAGAGAAGATGCTTATAAAACAATAATGGCTCTCAGTTCTGTGATGAGAAGCATGACATCTTGGAGTGCAGGATCTTTGTCTCTTACTCAAGATAGACCAACAGATGCGAGTTATTTATTTAATCTTTCTAATGTAACTTCTGAAGGCTTTATTTATTCTGGAACAAGTTTAAAAACAAGATCAACTGTTGTATCTGTGTCTTACTTTGATATGAATAATCAAGAATTGGATTTTGAAACTGTTGAAGATACTGCTGCTAAAAATAAATATGGAATTATTCATAAAAAAGTAACAGGATTTGGAACAACAAGTCGTAATCAAGCCAGAAGATTAGGAAGATTTATTTTGTTTGAGGAACAAAATTCTACTGAAACGATTAGTTTTAGCACTGGTTTAGCAGAGGGTGTAGTTGTTAGGCCAGGACAAGTTATCGAAGTAAGTGATCCAGTAAGGGCAGGATTAAGAAGAGGTGGTCGTATTAGTTCTGCAACAACCACAACTATCACTGTTGATGACACATCAGAAACCGATCTAGATGCCACTAATAACGCAACAGTAAGTGTTGTTATGCCTGATGGCAGTGTAGAAAAGAGAAATGTAAGTAGTATTTCTGGTGCTGTAATTACAGTTTCATCTGCTTTTTCATCTGCCCCTAATTCAAATAGTATTTGGATTCTTGAAAATACCACCCTACAAACTACGCAATGGAGAGTTATAAGTGTAACTGAGGATAAGGACAACTATGCCATTGTTGGAACAGCTTACAACTCAGGAAAGTTTGCATTTATAGAAGATGGATCTGCATTACCTGTTCGCAATATAACAGTATTAAATGAACCTGTTCCTGCTCCTTCTGCTCCTATTGTTACTGAAGAATTTTTTATAGAAGGTAATAGAGCAAGAACAAGGCTAAATATAGATTTTAACCTTGTTCCGAGAGCTATTGAATATGAATTAAAATATCAAATAGATAATGGTAATTTTCAAACTTTAAAATCAAGAACTCCCGAATTTCAAATATTAGATTCTTTAGAAGGTACTTATAATTTTGAATTAGTTAGTATAAATGCCTTACTTGAGGCTTCAGCAAATCCAACAACCTTTACACATATTGCCGTAGGAAAAACTGCTTTACCTGCTGATGTCACTGGATTAACAGCAGAACCTATAAGTGATAAGCTTGTAAGATTACGTTGGAATCGTTCTACAGATTTAGATGTTACTCACGGAGGTAGGGTGTATGTCAGACATTCTACAAAAACTGATGGCACTGGTACTTTTTCTAACGCTACTGATTTGATTCAAGCACTTAGTGGTGCTACCACATCTGCGGAAGTTCCATATCTTGAGGGCGAGTACATTTTAAAATTTCAAGATGATGGAGGTAGATTTAGTGCAGGAGAAGCAAGTGTTGTAATAGATTTACCTGATAATCTTGCACCTTTAATAGCTTTAACAAGAAGAGAAGATTTAGATGTTCCTAAATTTCAAGGAACAAAAACTAATGTAGCTTTTGATGCTGTAACAAATTCCTTAAACCTAGCTGGTGTAGGTCTGTTTGACGCTATCACAGATTTTGACGCAGTTACTTCATTAGATGATATTGGAGGTATTGCTCCATTAGGTACTTATGAATTTGGTGGTGCAGCAGGAACATCTTTCTTGGATTTAGGTGGTGTATTCAGTCTTGACTTAAAACGACATTTTTTAACAGAAGCATTTTTTCCGTCAGATCAATTTGATTCAATTTCAGATATAGATGCAAGAGTAGATTTTGATGGACTGACAGCTACTAAAGTAAATGCTGAAATGTTAGTTGCAGTTACTCAGGATAACCCATCATCTGGATCACCTACATATACAGCGTTTCAAACATTTGCTAATGGAACTTATAAAGGTAGAGGATTTAAATTTAAAGTTAATTTAACAAGTAATGATCCTGACCAAGACATAAAAGTATCTCAGTTAGGTTATACAGCTTCGTTCCAAAGAAGGACTGAACAAAGTACAACTACCATTGCATCTGGAGCAGGTGCAAAAGCTGTAACATTTACAAATCCGTTTTTCACTGGGACTTCTGCTATTGGTGGTGTAAATTCAAATCTGCCATCAATTGGTATCACTGCACAAAATATGGCTAGTGGTGACTTTTTTGAATTATCTAATATTAGTGGCACAGGGTTTACTGTACACTTTAAAAACTCATCAAATGCTTCGATTGATAGAAATTTCACTTATCAGGCTGTCGGATTTGGCAAGGGATGATAAAATAAAATAAAATATTACCGAAATGGCAAGAGTCAATAGTACAACCAAAGAAACAGGTAATAATTTTAATGTATCCAATGGAACGGGTGCTGCGGTTCGTGCAGGATTAAATGATATTTTTACCGCTTTAAGAACAATAAACTCTGCAAGTGGAGATCCATCAGGAGATGCAAATGTAGTTCAATTTCAACCTCATATAGATTCGTCTACTAATTTATTAAAGATTTGTACTGCTGTATCTTCTGGAACGGGTACGTTTACAACTATTGGTAATATTACACAGGCTAATTTAGGTTTAGCTCCAGTTGCAGGAGCAACTTTTACAGGAGATGTTATTCATAACTACACAACAGCTTTACAAATACCTGTTGGAACGACTGCACAAAGACCTGGTTCGCCTTCAACAGGAGATTTTAGATTCAACAGTACGACCTCTTCTGCTGAAATATATAACGGATCGGCTTTTACTGCTGTAGGGGGCGGTGCTGGAGCTACGGGGGG